CAAGGGAACAAATATGGCACAAGAGGAGAACGTGATTTACATGAACAGGAGATAACTGCTTGATTTAAATGGTGCCGATAATAGGAGTCGAACCTACGACCTTCGCATTACGAATGTGAAGCACCACATTTAACTTACTGTTTTTACTGGCCTTGACCGCATTCACAGCATTCAAGTCAGTGGCACAAGACGAAAGATGATGAAGCTTGTTTCTGTGTGCATGTCACAAATATGGCACAGAGAACGCAAAGCCCTGCTCCGGTGTAGAGCTTTGCGGTTTCCTCATCACACCACGCTATCGTCGTCATGAAACCGGTTTATAGTGTACGTCAGCAATCCATGCACGATAACGCCATCCAGCGCCTCTCCTTCGATAGCCTCACCATCTTCCGTTATCAGCACACCGCGCATCCATTTGGCGAACTGCGCGCGGCCATCGAACGTAGCCAGCACCGTTTCGCCTTCTTCAGGGCGCGCAGACAAATCAATGACCGCATATCCGGTATCGGTTTCGATGATCCGGCAATTTGCGTCCATCTTGCAAAGTGTGTCAACGGTGAGAGTACGCTCCGCATAGTCAGCGGCTGGAGATGGAAATGCCATGGTATAATCCTCATATCACTGTTCATGCATACAGTATTCATAAGGAAGCTGGAAATCAAGATCAAATCTGCACACTGACTTTGTGCAGTAAGCATCCATGTCATGCAATCACGTTCATTTGTTGGCCGCATGAAAGTTTTATCTTTCGATTTGTGCAAATACATTACCAAGTGTAATATGTGTTAACATCGTCTTATCTGCATTGAAATTTAAAATAAATATCACGTTTAAATCAAAATACTGGCTGAGAGAAAATGAAAAATTTTATATCTACATTGATGTATGATTTAAAAATCAATAATGCAAAATCAAAAATCGTTATCCTTTTATTCCGCCTTTCAACAATTCACGCAAAGACAAAACTTCTATATCCTTTATCTCTTATATTTGTAATTTTAAATAAATGCGTTAATGAGTTTCTTCTTGGTGTTGAGCTGTCTTACCATCTAAGGATAGGGCGCGGATTCAAAATATGGCATGCAAACTCTGTAATAATAAATAGAAACTGCGTAATAGGCGATAATTTTACAATAAGGCATTGTTGCACTCTTGGTGGTAATAAGAGGGGCATAAATATTAATTTTAAGGTCGGGGATAATGTCGAAATGGGGGCTCATTCCTGCATCATTGGGGATGATATTGAGATAGGTGATAACGTAACAATAGGGGTGGGCACAATAGTAATGAAAAGCGTACCTGCCAACAAAGTTGTTATATCAAGCAACAAAATCGTTATTCTGGATAAAGAATAACTGTATTTTCAAATACAACTTAGATTAATTCTGGATATCTATAAAAATTACAGATATCCAGAAATTTTCATTTATGAATTTTATATCAATTTTGTTTTTAAATTGATGGAGTAAACTCCTTTCGATAAATCATATCGGCTCATCGTAGTCACATTCAGGGCAAATCCAGCATAAGAATCCATATCTCATGCCCTGATACATTTGTGTTCCACAAATAGGGCAGAATCGAACTACCGTGGTTTGCTGTGTGTTTTGCTCTTCACTATCATTGGTGTTTACATTATCTGTCATTTTTGGGCTCCAGTTAGACAGGATATTGAGCAATTACTGCTGCGCGATCCGTCGCATATTTTGCTTTCCTTGCGTTTATTTGAACCAGGACAGCGTCTTTTTTAGTTGTTTCATTTACTCCATCATTTACTGCGGCTGCTAACCATGCCCGGTTAAGGATTTCTATATCTCCCTGATATTCTGTACTTAAATATGAAAGTGCAGATTTGAGTAGCTCTGAGTTTGGCTGGCTTGGGACATCAACCCATGCAGGGTTGCCGTTCTCATCCGTTCCTAATTTTTTACCTGCTGGCGGTTGGCTCGTAAATTCCATCATGATGCTATCGCTAACTTCAACAGCATCTTCAGGCCAAATACCTGCCGGATCGTAGACACTTTCTTTTAGTGCGTTGGCATAAAAGAGAGATTGTGAAGGAGAGAAGGAGTATTTAGTTGTCATCTTATTTTCCTATGGCAATCCAGAGCACACTGTTTGCCTGTCTCGCACCGGATAAATTCCATGTGCTCACACCATTTAACACTGTAGTGGTCGTATTAACTGCGGTGGCAAGAATCGGCATTGATGCAGTTACCGCAAGTGAAAATGAAGGTGACTCACTAAATGGCGTTGGGTAGGTAACGTTATAGCCCCCTGTTGTTAGGGTATTGGCAATAACGCCCCATTGAACCAGCACCCCACTGGGAAGCCGGAACCATTGCCCAGCGCCAGAAGAACCCGAAGCAAAAGAGTTCATATCCGGAATCTGATTCGCCCCGGTGCCGACGTCTCGTTTTGCAGCCTCTTTTAAACCAAGGTATGTGAGAATGTCAGCAATAGTACCTTTCCCGATAATATCTCGACCGACAGAAGTTAAATCAGTCTGCGATGCGGTATCAGTTCCAGTGAAATACGGGAGTTTATTTGCACCGGTTGTGAGCCCTGCCAATGCCGTCAGCGTGGCATCAAGCGCCTGGAAATCCTTACCGAACGCGGCGGACATTTTGGCGATAAACCCGTTCAGGTCACCATCATCAAGTACATCCAGACCGCTTTTGTTGGCGGTGTACTGCGCCAGCGCTGCAGCTATAAAGCTGGCCTGTCGAATGGCTTTGTTTACCTGAGCACTGGAAGCTTTGCCAGCCGTGAAGCCAGAAAGCAGAGCCGGAAGCGATTCCCAGTCAGCCTGGGCCGTCACGTTAGCATTTGCCGCTGTCGCGAACGGTTTAAAGTTGTTTGTTGCCATTAGAGTATTGTCCCCCATGCTCCAACATCGAACCCACCGATGTATTCGTTATCCATATCAAACCCAAAGAATTTAGAGCCCTCGGATGGTGCTTCTACCGAAGGCGTTTCAACATCACCGCCCCATACGCCGGCGGCTTTAACGGTGAGATAGCCCTGTTTGATAGCGGCAATCAGTTCAAGAGACGCATCAGAAATATCAGTCTCGGGGAATACCCAGACCGATATCGTCATGTCCTGGTTGTCGACAATTTGCATCCTGAGGCCTGAGCCAGCAGTCGCAGCGTCAAGGATGGGAGGCAGAGAATCGTTCCGGCCGTCCCAGTTGTTGATAGCGATTTTCGCTTTCAGAATGATGCGGTACGTCTCATCGCTTAGCGTCGTATAGCCAGAATCAGGATCATATGGCCCTTGCCAGATGCCCTGGTCATACCCAAGCCCGTCAGTGTCCCAGCTGAAATAAACTCCGCTAATTGGCTGGCTGACTATGCGACTGCGTCCGATCCACAGACCGAGGATGTCGAGCTGTACACCGACAGCAGTATCGATATCGAAGGCTGTTATAAGCCCTGACATAGTGCTGGACACATCAATCAGCGGGCGGGTGCTCAGATCTATATGGTCAAAAAAGAGTGGCTTGGTAGCATGGTAGTTAGTGATCAGTTCGGTGTATTTGCTCATGAGGTCACCGTGATACTGATATTCGCGGTGCTACAGGACGCAGAAGCATCATAGGCAATATCAATGTTTGATGCCGATACGCTGCCAGACGACTTACCGATCAGCAGGTCGGTAATATCGTAATAGCGGGCATTACCGCCGCTCACAACGCCAAGGTTTGCCGGGGAATAAATACGGCTCAGCAGAACGTCGTCGCCAATTGTTAGGCCATTTATATAATCGGCAACAGCCTGTTTAATCTGCTCGCCGATTTGAGAGGTATAGCCGGTAAAAACTTTCAGGGTAATGGCTACGAAAATTGGCACATCGGTAGAGCGCGAAAAACTGATGACGTGTGGATTACCGTAAGTATCCGGCACCGTTACAGAAATTTTACCGTAAGTTGCGGTTCCCTGCCCTTTATTCCCCCGGATTGTTTGGGCTATCTCGGTAACATCCCCTCCATCGACGATGGCGGAAATAGAGTGTGGCGGCAGCCCGTTGCTGTCGGTTGCCCCAGTATCGTTCTCATATAGTTTGTGACGTGTCACGCCAGCAACATTAGCGATAGCACCGTCGACACCTTCAAACGGTGTGATCGATGGTAGCGCGACGCTTTGCCTCTGCCGAATGCGCAGCTCTGCGTCGGTTTCGGCTGGTGAACCGACAGTAGCCGCAACTGGATTGGTTACCGACACCCAACCTCGGGTCGGGGTGTTGATAGTGGTAATAGTCCCGGCCAGCGCCGCAACCGAACCGCTATTCGCACATGTGGCCGTCACCAGCACAGTACCATCAACGCCGATCGCTACACTTGCGGGAAGATTCCAGATAATGCCGTTTTTATCCCGTGCGGAGCCATTCGTGATAGTCGTGCCTGCCGTACCGGTTAACAGAAGGTCAGCAGTAGAGTTTGTCGCTACTTTTCGCGTGATCCCGTTAATTTTCACATTGCTGCTAAGCGCTGCGGCCTGCGCTGTCGTCGGTGAAAAAGAGTTGTAGATCCCGATAGCGGTGTTGTTAGCGTCATGCACGGCAAGAGCCACCAGCGCGACCATCTGCCCGTCTTTGCTGTCTGGTTCGAGGTAGGCATCACTACCGTAAATCTGCCTGAAATAGCTGGTCAGTGTATCTAGGATTGTCTGGTAATCAGGCGCACTAATCCCCTGGGCGGTTACCGTTGCCGATAGCCCCAGCGTGTCGAGGTTCAAAGCCATTTATGCCTCGCTTGTTACAGTCGTCTGGCCGTAGATTGTGTCAATGGAGGAAGTGAAGGTGACGCGACGGCTGGTGCCGTCATAATTGGTATCGAAGGAAAGAATCGACAGAACGCCCGGTGTATCCTGTATGCGTTCGCGTATAGCCAGGATGTAGACATCTGATCGCTGCTTCCCAAGCACTGACTGAACATACGGCGTGCCTTCCGTCAGATCGAGAAACCACTGACCGCGCCACAGCTCGAAACGGGTTTTTACGGCCTGGGCGACACATTCCGGACTGTCGATAAGGAAAGTATCGTCACCCTGGCCGAAAGTGTAATCGCCTTCAGTATCTTCGCGACGGTATCGCATTATTGCGGCCCTCCGGTAGTTCCCCCGCCAGTCTGTACTCCGCCATGTTTATGCGTGGCGACACTGATACCAGAAGCTGTTACGTCATTCGTTACCGTCACCGGCCCAAGCATCGTCGCAGTACCGCCGCTTTCGCCCATTCCCTGAGACAAGTTGCCATTAATCGTTACGTTGCCGTTCAGCGTGATAGTCGGGGATGTGATTGTCGTTCCACCTTCAGCCGTAGCCGTGAGCTGGCCCGGTGTTTGAACGGTGATGTTATGTCCTGCGGCAACCTCTACGAACGCCGCACCATCATCGGTTCGCAGCTGCGCGGCGCTGGTACTGATACCGCTGATTTTCTGTGCTTGCGACTGCGGGCCAACGATGGCGAACGCATCAGATAAGTCATGCTGTCGCGGATCGACGGTCTCCTGAACGCCGCCGCTCTGCCACCAGAAATCGATGCAACGGTCGGCAAAGATCAGCAGGCACTCGTCGCCTTCTTTTACCGGAAAGGTCAGCGTGCAACCGCCGCCGCGCGGAAAGATAACCGGCACATCCACCAGTGGTTTTAATTCGGTTGAGCCGTCGCCAACAATACCGCGAAGCGCCACTTCTACTGTGCAGGTTACAGCGTCAGGATCGAACGACTGAATGATGCCGGGCATCGCTACGCGCATCTGGGTAGACACCGAATCGGCAATGGCCTGCGCGGTCTGCTGCTCACCGCCGATCTGTGATTGAGTTGGAATTGGCATAAAAACTCCATAAAAAAAGCCGCTGTATGCGGCTTACTAAAAATATATATTTCAACCTATCTTATAAAGGTCAACTAACTTTAAAAAACCACCACTACCACAAGCTGTAAACCTAATAAAATAAGGTTCATCAATATTAATCATGCTATTAACTATATCGTTATCATTTTTTGATAACTCTTCAAAGCCCGTGGGAATGACAAAAAATTTACTACCAACACCTTGGAATCTGATTAATTTTATAGTGGCTCCACTATCAGAATATTGTGTTCCTTTTGCCACTGCCAAACCTTCATGAAGTTCACACCCTTCAAGATTGGCGTCGCTCAGCCCCTTCACTGACTGGCTACCCGTCAATTGATCATAACTTATCTTAACTTCTGCATTCGCAATGAAAGATGTAAGTACCATCCCTAGCATAAGTAAAATTCGAATCATTTTTTCCTCGACGCAACAGTCAGTTAACTTTTATACAATCGTAAGTAGCATATTGACGTGGTGCATCCATATTTGCTTGCAGCCACTGAGCATTCAGGATTGCTTTACCATTACGGCCAATAAACTCCATGCCTACCCATCGTCCGGGTTGATTTGTAGCTAAACGCCATTCAATTTTGACGTTGTTATAATCACCGTCATTTTTAAGAAATGTCACTTTTTGCGATTCTGGTTTAGCTCCGTTTACGCGAGCAAAGCCATCATCAGCCCAATGGATTTTGAAATCACCACACTGAGAATCAGCAATAGCCTGGAAAGAAAATAATGCTGCAATGGTAAAAATTACGAGTTTCACATCCCGTACCTCAGTAGTTTGTTTTTTGCATAGCACTAGTATTAACTAAATCACGGCTGCCACGCGCAAAACACATCAAATCCATGTACCACGCCTGACCTCTGGTGTCACCAGTATAGTCGATAGCTTTGACGATATAAACGCCATCCGTCGCAATGCTTGCTGGTTGACTGACAGTGCCGTTAACGACGAGATTACCATTCATGTCGCTCTCTTGCAGCTTTGGTGAGGGTATGATATTTCCATTCTCGTCGTATTTGACCGCACGAAGATCTTCATTGTTTAACTGCGTTCGGTACACCGAAGCCTGATCGAGCTGGATAAGACCATTAATGCGGATGTTCGGGTTTATCAGGCACCGCACGTTTACGCCGCCGCCCATCGTCTGTTGCGGCATTCCAATCAGGCCAGTATCAGCATTCAACACAATGGCTTCGTGAATATATTTATCCTCCGGCACCATCTGGACCTGACCATCCACCAGTTGCCATGTCGCTTTGCACTGCGCAGCAATATTATCCATCACGTTACGGGTGGATGAATAAATCGCACGGCCACGAGGAAACACGGTATCAGGAAAGTCACCGGTAATGCCCTGCGTCACGCCGAACGCGTTGAAATCCTGCATAGTCGCCCGGTGCAGGTCCGCAACGGTATAACCAGCGGCAAGCGTGGTGATGGTAGTCGCGTAGAGAAACGCTTCGTGGTTACTGATGGCCTGAATCAGCACCCAGGAATCGGTGATGTTGTCCTTCCCGGTGACGGTGAAGCGAATATCACCGTCAAATATCAGGCCGTAGTTCTGACCGTTCACCTGCCCTACCTGGTCTGGTGAAATCTCCCGGGCGACACCAACCTGGCTCGCATCAACATCCGGCGCAATACCGTCATACCCGGCAATGATGCGAATTTTTGCAAACTCCTGCCCCAGTATCTTGTTCGTGGTATCGGTCGAAAGGTTGTAAATTTTCACGTTCGCCACGCGTGGCCAGCGTGTATCTGCCCACTCGATCTGGAACGTGACCTTAAAATCAGACAGGGAAACGCCCTGCCCGTTCTGGTCCAACAGTTGCAGCTCAAAATGGCGCATCCAGTTAAGAGACATTTCTACTCCTGCACGAAAATGAGGTGGCTGTGTGTGCCGAGGTTGGTTTTGGTGGGCTCGTCCGGTGCGCCTACATCGCAGCCAACGAGCAGCGCCCCGTTAATACCTAGTTGAGGATATTGCTCAAGAAGATTTACACCGGTTACCAGCGGCACACCAGAAAGAAGCGGTTTGCCACTGCTATCTTGTACATCCAGAATCCAGCCAGCAGAATCACGCCAAATGACTCTCAGCGTGTATGTTGTCTCTGCTAACTGAATGCGAAATAGCTGGTTATCCGGCGATAAAGGGATTTCAGTTACATTCATTGGATACCTATAGAGTTACCAAGTCTGGTTCCTTTTAGTCCATCAAACCACCCTGTTGACTTAATTACCGATTCATTTACTGGGGTGGTGGATTTAGTCCCGGAATTCTGCACCGCCGATGTGCTGACGCCATCCTGCATATCTGATTTATCTGCAACGCTAACGCTCTTCGTCTGCGACATGATCACTTCACGCAGGGTAAGCGTGCAGTTCAGCACGTTCTCGCTGGTTTTATCGGTCGTCACCTCAATGGCTCGCACCAGCATATTGGTGTACACCCTCTTCCCGGTAACCACATCGAACGGTACGCGCTCAAGCTGCATATCCAGCAGCTTTTGGTATGTCTCCTTTGGGCTAAGCCCAGCGCTAAGACCGATTGAAGATGTATCAATGAAGTTCAGCAACGAACCGCCACCAGCGAAGCCGCATTCCATTGTGACTTCGCTGGGGCGCTTGTACGCATGATCGGCGATGAAGCCCGAAGCGCTATTCGTTGTTGGCTTCTCCACCGGGTGCTCAGTAATTTCGAGCGCATCAGAATGCTTTTCGGAGACGACCACGCTGGGAATTAATATGCCAATTCGCCGGGATTGCTGGCGAAAAATCGCTGATAAAATATCCATTATCTCGGTCCTGCGGGGAGTTGCTGGGTTAACTGTGAATTCACGCCCTTTTGACGATCAACAGTCAAACGGGCAGCTTCGCGAGGATCGGAAACGCCGTGGATGTTAATGTTCGTTTCCTGCTGAATCACCGGGGCGCTGGTGGGCATGTTGCTCATTACTTTCGGAATGTAGTTGCGCGTTTCCTGCGGCATTAGCCCCATTCCATAACGCTTAACATTCCCGATCCCCCAGTTATATGATGCCAGCGCCTTGCTCAGGTCACCGCCGTTCGCCTGCAGCAGTTGTGAAAGATACTTTGCGGCTGCCTGGGCTGCCTTCTCCGGGTCGAAAACATCGTTCCCGCGAAGCCCCATGTCGCGCGCCGTGCCGTCCATAAACTGAAACAGACCTTTAGCGCCAGCGCCTGAAACGGCGAACTGATTACCGCCCGATTCCGTTATGGCCACGCTGCGCAATAACCCCTCCGGAAGCCGGTAGAGCTGTTCCAGGTTGGTAAACATCGGCTGCATCCATCCCAGCAGTTCAGAGCCTGCTTTGGTTGGCTGTGGCCGCTTAACTGACTGGCCGAGCTGTTCAGGCTCATCATCACCGAACCAGCCGCGCACCGTTCGGCCCACGCTGCGAGGATCGAATCCCCAGTGCTCTTTAATCCAGTCGGCGGTACCGTTGGCGCTGTCTGTTACCATCGGCATCGCTGACGGATTTTCGCTGCCCTGATTTAGCAGCTGTTTGCCTATACTAGCGGCCTGCGCCCAGTTGCCATCTTTTATGGCATTCAGCAAATCAGCGATCATGTTCAGCATCTTGCCGAACTCACCCATTTGCGAAATGAAGTTGCTAAAATCCCACTTTAGGGACCATGACTTGGGGTCAATACCGAGCAACTTAGCCAGCGCTTTTGTCAGGTCCGTAACAGTCTTTTTCAGGTCACCAATCATTTTGACGGCCTGATCAATTTCAGTCTTCCATTTCCCCCAGTCAATCAGGCTTTTGCCACCTTCTTTCCACGTCTGGTAATCATCCAAGAGCAGACCAAGTGCAATAATAAGCGTCGTTATCATGCCCAAGGGTGATGACATGAAAGCGGTATTTAGCAGCCGCCATGCAACCAACAGCCCACTGAACAATGCGATAAGCTGCTGCGTGGCTGGGTTCAGCTTTTTGAACCAGGCGATCACACCCTCAACAGCTTGCCCAGTTCGCCATAACACGCGGGTAATCGCGTCACCTGCCCAGAGAATTCCTTTGATGATCTTCGTGATGACCGCTTCAATCTTCGGCCAGTTGTCGAGTATCTGCCTGCGGAAGTTATCAATACTGCCAGCAAGGCCACCAGCTAGGTTAGAGCCAATCTTGTCTTTCGCCTGTCCAAGCGTCATCGTCAGATTACGCATGGAGGTCATGAAAATATTGGACTGTTTAGCCGCTGACTCAGCATTAAAACCAATACGCTTTGCCGTCAACGCGTACTCAGAACTGAGCTGCCCCATCCCTCTGCGCATCGCCATCAGCGTGTTTTCATCGATGCCGAGCATCTGCGCGTATTGCTTCGCGCGGTAATACGGCATGTTGTTGAGCTTTTGCCCAACGCCAGTAAAGATGGCCGCAGTATCACGCATCTTTCCGCTGGCATCGCGAGTCTGGACGCCCAGGCGGTTCAGGAAGCCTTCCGCGCCCGGATTGCTACGCATGAAACCGGCCAGCCCTTCGAGGGAGGACATAGCCGACTCGGCGCTGGCACCGGTTTGCGATGCGGCGTATCCCAGCGCTTTGATGCCCTGGACACTGGCCCCCGTCCGCTGGGATGCCCAGTAAATCTTATCCAGACCATTCGCGATCTGGGTGGTAAACCCGACAATGCTCAGCGCTGCGCCTTCCACCACCGCGCCGACCTTCAGAACGTTCGCGGTAACGCCTTTCAGCACGGCTTCAAACTTATTAGCGCCAGCCTGATCGATATCGAATCCCAGCGAAACAAGGAAATCTTTAATCGTATCTGCGTTACCGCTCATTGGCCGCTCTCCATTTATCTACCCGGGCGTCGTTATCCTCGCGCATGTCGAGGTAGTCATTGAGAAGCGCGATGCGGCAAAGGTCTACCGCACCGCTGTTAAGGTCTTTCTGGTCAATATGGAAGGCAAGCGCCGGGCGAAGAATAAAATCTTCACCGCCCGGCAGGCTGTTGAAGGTTATTCCGCTGGCGGGGTGGGCGTCTCGCTGGTAGGGAGTCCTTGCAAAAAATTTCCCAGCGAGTCGGCGACCACCCGCGCCACCAGTTGCAGCATGGTAAGCAGGTCGATATCGTCAAACGCCATTTCGCCATGCTGGCAGACCGGCACCCAGCCTTTCATGTGCTCGCGTGAAACAACGGAAAGGCAGGGGAACAGGATAGCGTCAACGTCGCCATCGCTCAGATCGGACACAGCATTGGCAATCTTTGGCAGGATGGTAGCCATCGCGCCTTCGGTGTCTTTGCTGCTGATCTTCTCCTGAACGCTCCGGAAGTCCGAAACCATCCCGGCCAGAACCGGCAACAGCTTTCGGGACACCTTCAGCTGTTCGAAAACGCTGAGCTTTGCAGTGCGATATTTCACGCCTTTAATTTCGAATTCCATGCATTAAAACTCCCCGAGAAGCTGGTCAATCTTGCCGCAGTCGAATACCCAGGAGACGGTTCCGCCATCTTTAGCGTTATTGAAATCAGGCTGTTTCTGGAATGCACACGAACGCGCAGTAGAAATATCACCCGATGCCGTGTTGCGAATGACGATCACGTTATTGCCCCAGGTGGCAGAGGACTGGCTTTGCGCGTTATACGCCAGAGACAGCTTTTTATTCACCGGGGAGGTTTTGAGTAGCGTCACCGTAATGGTGCCTGACTTATCGGCGTGCAGGCTGTGCATCACCTCGCCGTCGGCACCGATGGTCATGGTGTTTTTGTTGCCGCCCATGGTCTGGGTGATACCTTCCTCAGAGTTCGCAGAACCCTGACCAAGATCGATAACGCCGGTCGGCCCGGTGAGCGACGCGGTTACATCGAGAAAAGAATAAGTTGCCATTTATCGCTCCTTAGCGAACCACGTTGATCTGCACATCGGCATAATGAACTGCGCCAGCCAGCTTACAGGCCACCTGGATTAACGGTGCTTTGCGCGCTTCGCGGTCGGCCTGCGCCTGTTCGGACAGCGGTTGCGCATACACGTAATAGCCTTTGGTCAGCGTATCGCCGGAATTCAGCTGTCCGATAGGGCCACCATTCCACACGCCAGCAGCTACCAGACCGTTCGTGACGGACTGATCCATGGACTGTTCAACGTTGGAAAGCAGACGGGTCACACCGGCATCAGTCTGCGGAATTTTGGTGGTGCTGGTGTAAAGCAGGTTATAGAGGTTGGTCTGAACGTAGTTCTGCAACCAGTCGAGCCCGTGGCGCTCGTCGAAGAAGTCACCGTTCGCCATGACACCCTGTTGCAGAATCGCCGTGTCGTTGGCGTAGTACACGAACACGTTCGCATTCTTCGTATCCACCGCAGCCGCCTGGCCTACCGTCAACGTTTCGTAGGTTACGCTTGGTTCCTGTTTGAACTTCAGGGTAATGGTGGTATTGCTGCCGTTGAAATTGACAGTAAACGCGCGACCGAAAGCTGAAACCGCCGCATAAGGGCTGCTGGTGGAATATTGAATAAAGGTACGGGAATACTTACCGGCCTTTAATTTAGACGCAACATCGGTCGTCGAAGTCGTGCTGATGATCTCAGCGTCGGCTGACGTTACCCCGAAAATGCGGCTCAGGCTGGACGCTTCGATGAGTTTAGCAACCTCAATCACGTCGTCAGCATCAAGCACATCATCGCCATCAGCAACATCATCAGCGACAACCAGCCCATACCAGTTGGTATATTGCAGGCAGGCATTAACGGCTTGCACGATAGTTTCAGTATCTCCACTCTCGGAAGAACTCAGCGTCTTCGCCCAGCGACCAACATAAACCTGTGTCGGCTTCGGTGACTGGCTGAAGAAAACCTGTGCTGCTTTATATTCCGGGCTGTCGACACCGAAGTCTTCGCCAATGTCCTCAACGGACGCATAAAGGCGAACGCGCTCCTGCACCGGAATGACAGTGGAAGAACCGAGGATCAGCAGCGCGCCGAAGTTACGACCAGTAGCCGCTTTCGGCGAGATGATCACATCAACGTTTACAACGTTGGATACAGGTAAGCCCTGCGTCATAGTTTATTCTCCAAAAAAGGTGACTGGCGCTTCCACCAGCGATTTAATGCCGTACTCGCGCACGACCTTCCGGCGCAGGCGCACCGTCATGTCGTAGCGGCGAACCCATTGCTGGTTGATAAGTTCGGGGAAAGGGGTCAGACCGGTATAGTCGCCCAGAGACAAATCAAGCGCATTCAGCTCAGCATTGTTTTGCGGGACAGATATGCCATCGCGAAAACGGGACGCATAAGACATACCAGCCGGGCCATAGAACGACGCCATGCACTCGAACGTTTCATGCCGCCAGAGCTGAGCGCCCTCGTCGGTCTGATTGGTGAATACAGGGTTGTTATCAATGAGCAACCCGGTAACGCCAAACGCGCACCAGTTCGTTTCAACGGGTAACAGTGGCGGCTGATCTTTCTGCCAGCGCGGGCGAACCATTGCAGACGGTAACCCGGAAACATTTCGCATCCATCGGCTTAGCAGCCTGTCGAGCGCTTCGTCATAATCCGGGTCGCCGCTGGTGGGTGTCAGCCAGCCGCGCTCTGTGCTGGTGTTATTGCTCAACGGGAGTACCCCCATCAAACGGCAACAGTTCGCAATGTGCCTGGACAAAGCCAGCACCGTAAGCTGTATACGGGTCGACGAATGTCACGCGGTAATCACGGTTCTGATACGTCACGATATCGGCATCACGGCCAGTCTGCCCCTGCGTCAGCCGCTCAGTTGTCACAATGAGAATCGCACCACTGATAACCTGCCCGGCCTGCATGCGGCGGTTTTCCAGAGAGCGGTCAACGGTAACAACCCCGGAAAACTGCGTTTTAACTTCGCTGTCGCTGCCGATCCCGTCCTCGTCCACCGTTTGCGCGCGACGCGTTACCCACAGGTTGAAGTCGCAAAAATCGGGGTCAAAAAGCACGTCTGTTACATCAAGAGTCGGCATCTTTATCCCTCACAACATGGGTAATGGTTCTGCGATATTGCCCGGTGTCGATTAGCGGTTTCACCAGATCGGTTCCGGGGGACTCGCCAGCAGCGCGTCGGGCAAGCTCCGCTTTCGCCCCTTTACGCCCTCGACGCGCGCGGGCTTCAACGGTGCTATCAGCAAGCGGTGTAAAGCCGGTAATAGTCATGTAACGCCTGACGCCATTAGCGGCCAGCGTTCCGGCGCGGTTGAGCGCTCTTTCCGCCCCCGCCGCATTTCCATCAAGCGCAGCCTGCGCCGCTGTTTTGAGCTGCGGCACCGTCTGTTCCTCTACGGATTTAACGCCGGGGATCAGGTGCGGGCGTGGGGGGATGTTTTGCACTGGTGAGCCGTATTCGTTGACGTAACCGATCCCGGCATTACCAAACGGAACATCTTCACGCTCGCTGTCTTCCGAAGGGATGCCGACCAGCACATCCTTTTTGGTTAACGACCTGAGCGCATCCAGAATGGCCTGAGCGTTATCCACCCTCGTTGTTACACCGCTTTTGAAACTCATAGCTGGCGACCGCCCGCACCGAACATCGTGATCAGCTGATAAAATTCAGCGCCATATCGGGTGTTATTCCAGAAGCCTGCGTCAGGGTTTAGCGTCGCGCTGGTGTCATAGCTGACGCTTACCTTGTCAACGGACTTAGAGGATTGAACACCATTGGTTGAACCGCCCGGGCCGCCAACCAGCATTGCCCGACTATCTGCCGCCCATAGCGTCATGTAGTGAGCCACGAACAACTCGGCAAAGTACGGAAATAACTTTTTGCCGGTGACCTTTTCGCTTAGCAGCACATCGGCCAGATTCAGACGAAACTGGATTTGCGCTTCGGGATATTTGGCAGGGTCAGCAAACTGCGGGAAGTCGCGGCGAAAATCACTTACTGTTGGCAGGCTTTGATTCTTTGGCATCTTTCGCCCCATTACCGCCAGTCTGGGCGGCAGCAATCTGCGCTTGCAGGCTGTCGTTCTGCTCTTGCAGCTTGAGCAGCGCTTCTTTCAGATCGGCAATCAGCTGATCTTTATCGACAATCTGCTTATCTTTGTCGGCAATCTGCGCTTGCAGGCTGTCGATAATGGGTTGCAGATCATCGGTGTCGCTAATCACGCTTTCGGAAAGCTCAGAGTGCGCCTGGGTGAACCAGTGAGACGCGACCTCTTCCGGTACGTTATGCCGCCCCCGGCCAAACTCCTGTTTTGACTGATCGCCGAGCGTCAGCGTAAACGGGGTGTGAACATGGATGGTAACCAGCTTTTCTTTCGCCATTTTCAGTTCCCTTCTGGCCCCTTTCGGGGCCGTTCTGGTTATCAGATACCGTCCACGTAGGACAGGGTTTCTTTGTACACTGGCTCAACCGCACCGAGCTTGCCGTAGTAGGTCGCAATCTGATACAGACCGCGATACTGGACAGGAACGCTCTGCAACGGCACCAGCGGATAGCGCACGTATTTCTTGTCGTTGGTGTAGGCGATCATACGGTCTTTACCGCCAACCCCACGCCCTTTCAGCCATTTGACCGCTTTGATTTCAAGCGGAACGCCGTTCTGGTGGAAAGCGATAGTGTTCACAGCCAGATAGGTCAGCAGTGACTGGTTACCCGCTTCGGAGACCTTACGGCTCGCCAGCAGAGAATACTGTTCTGGCGGAATGCGCAGATCAGAAGGCACGATGGAATAACCGGATGCTGCCCAGGCATTCGACAGAATGCTGTTCACGCTATCGAGGATCTCGTCGTTGGTGGAGTTCGCCCAGGTCTTCGGCGCATTGTTCAGCGTCACACCGACAAGGTTTGCCAGCCCTTTCAGGCCGAGCGCATCATCGCCGATGTAAACCTGCTCGTCGTTATCCATCTGCCATTTGAGCTGCATCCCGTCGTACTTCTGGGTATCAATCGGGCGACCTACCTGCTGAGCTGCTGCCAGCTCTACAACGGTCCAGCCCAGTTCCATACCCCAGAGGTTCAGTGGATTGCCGTCTTTGCTGATATCCACGTTCACGCCAGCAATAGCGGTGGAGTCTTTGCCTACCCAGTTTTTACCATTCGGATTTGCGCCAGTACCAGCAGCGCCAAAACTGGTGTTAGTCCAGCTGGAAATGTCATCTGCGATAGAAACGTCTTCACGCAGCTGAATATCGCGGGTCCAGGTGTAACCCACCAGCGGCAGGTTCAGCGTCTGGTCGAGTCGCTCCAGCTCCCCGATGAGAAAGGCACCAGAGCTATCAACGGTTGCCTGATCAAAAGTAATCATTCGTCTGTTCCTTAAATCTTCCAGGAGATTTCTGCATTGCCGTTAGCGTCACCGGCCCCTGTGAATTCGGCGTTGGTCAGCGCCACGTTTTTGCCACTGACGGACGTGGACATGAATCCACCCAGCGGCACTTTGATGGATTCATCAGTGGAGACGACAACGTATACCGGGTCGCCTTTTTTGATGGTGCTGGCATCAAAATCAGAACCGAGATTAACGGTCACGTAGCCACGCTTCATGGCGTCGCCCGTGAAGTTCTTGCCTGTTCCCACCTGGCGAACCATGTCTGGCTGCGATGTGGTCGGATACGGACGAACGTAGATCCCCTTCACCTTGTCGGCGGTGTCACCGTCCGCCAGCGGCACGAAAAAGCCGTCAGCGTCATATTTGCCAGCCAGACCATAGGCAGCGAAGGCGTTAGCGGATTTAAGGATCACCGGTTCGACGGTTAAGTCCTGCGGGCGAGAGATAGCCCCGGCAATGCCAACAGGCATCCGGTACAGATATGCAGTCATTGGATTATCCTTTGCGGTTAGACCAGAATTCGGCGTTTTGTTTGTTCAGGGAAGCGATGCTGGTCATGCCCATATTTGGACGTTGTGCATCGCCCGTGGTGCTGCGGGTGTTTCGCCCTTTGGCAATCTCTGACACGGCGTTAAACGCCATATCGACCGATTGCTTGGGCAATTTGCGGATATCTGCATCACCGACAACCTGGCGAACCAGTGTTTTGTCAGCGGCAGCCAGCACATCTCGTTTGAACGCGGTCGGTTTCACCTTACGGCTCAGATCGATACCCGGAACGATAACTTCGGCACGATAAGCAGCGTCACCGGTAATCGTGGTTTCCTCTTCGTCGTCCTCACCGTCGCCGGTAGGGTCTTTGTTATCTTTGCCGTCAGGCTTATCGTCGTTATCGCCCGTTGCAGTACCTTCCAGCTTAGCCAGCAGGGCTTTGAGCAAGGTTTTGATATCGTCCTCGCCGTCGCCGGTTGGACCTCCGCCCATCTCTGGTGCTTTGTCCGGTAGCGGTTGCTGCGGGGACAGGTTGATGTTGAGATTAACGCCCTGCGGCAAATCCCCCTCATCTCCTGTAACCGATGCGGGAGCCGACTCCAGCAGTTCGTTCATGGTGTCAGCATCACCCGTTTTGATGGCCGTGCGCATGCGGGTCCACCAGCTTTTCTTTTGATTTGCCATTGTGTCTCTGTCTCCAATTGCACAACGATTTCCGGCTCTGCCTTTAGGGACAAGAGCCACATGGTTTCCGGTAATATCGACCTGCTCGGCTTTACCTGGCTCAGTCTGCTCGTACTCCGCGTCATAGCCGCACGACACTTCACGCAGGCCATCTTCGATAAGCTGAATGGCGCTTTCGTCTTTGACGATAAGGTCAGCCAGCATCAAATCAGACTGGTCACCAGTCCCGCGCCGCACGTTCTGAAGATGCCCGACCGCAAGCTCTTTCCAGTTCTCTGGGTTCACCAGCCGCACATTCCCGTTTTCATCTTCAGGATGCAGGATCGTGATGCTCATCCCTTCGAATGAGGCGAGCGTGGCCGGATGGAATACCTGCTCAGGAGAGCGCGTTACGACTATCTCACCGAGCTTGTCGGGTTTGAGGTTTGGCAGATCGGCAGCGCCGTATAGCTGCTTACCCGTTCGACCTATCGGCACGTCTTTGCACAGCAGCGAGCCGTCAGCCAGCTGATAGCGGGTTTCCCCCAGCCGGGTATTGAAAAAATATTTCATGGTTTACCTGCGATTCAGGCGAGATAAGAATGAGGGTTGGGGAAGACGATTTCTTTGTAACAGCGGCAGTTCGGCAGCTCGCCAGCGTGACCGGTCATGCCGTCAAGCGTTGGAGGTTTGCCCCATTCGACAAACTTACCTTCCATCTCCCGATGAGAATGCCGGACGTCGCCATCTTCGGCTGTACGCCAGATATAGCCATTCGAGCCGATTGAAAGCGCACGCGCCTGATCGAGCGCGCCGGTTGCGCGTCCAAGCTCGGTACGGGCGATAAGGTTCGCTCGCGAGCGTGACACGTCACCGGACGCTGCTATCTCTTTCGCGAATGGCTCAGCGCGGCCACCAGTCACAACGGCCTCGATGGCTTTGTTCTGAATGTCATACACCCGATCGGCGGCCTCAAGAGGCAGCGATTTAATGTACTTAATTTGCTCGGCAACGATGGATTTCATCACCTGGCCTACCGGGGCGCGGTCAACCATGTTGCGCAGCTCTGCGCTGATGTTCCGGCTGTGCTGACGCCACTGCTTTTCATTCTGGCGCGCTATGTCTGCGGTGAAGTTCTCAGCAACCTTCGTCGCCCAGGGGGTGATGATTTCGCTGTAGCGCTCCAGCGCATCCATTATTTCGGTGACGCTATCGTTTGAACCATCGTAGCGCCCATTTACGATATCCCCGACCGCCCGCGCTATCTGCCGTAGGCTCGTTCGATATCGGATCTCCGCCTGGCGACTCTGGCGGTTTGTCGCCAAGTTCGCCGATGCCTGGCGGCGCTTCGTCTTCGGCATTCTCGATATCCTCGTCGGTAATGGATGCCCCGATGCCGGTTACGTCAGAATTTTCGCGTAAATCGGTCATAGCGGCTTTCAGTGTCATCAGACCATCACCCAGCGCGGTACTGATCGCGTTGGTGGTGTTTACGGCCACCGTTGATCGGTCAACGTCTGACATTTGCCATAGTGGGTTAAACTCAAACGTGAAATCGTCCGGCAGCGGCTTTCCGAGTTCCGAGCGGTGCATAATGTCCAGTATCCGGCGCATCGGCAGCCGTAAGCGGCGCTCCTGCAATGAGCTCACCCGGTCGTAATAGTTGGCGAGGTCTGCATCACCAGTAGAGAAGCCTTTCGGGGATTGACCGAACAGGCGTACCAGCGGGATACCAACGGCACCGCTGATCTGCTCAGCAAACTGCGAAAGAATGTCATCCAGACCACTAAAGCTGTACTGGTGGGTTTCGAACTTATCCCGCGAGTCCATGAGCGTCATACCTTCATTGCTCTGGAACTGGCGGATCAGGTCGATGTTCTTCAGCAACGCTTCGAACGCCGGGCCTCCAAGCGCGATAAGCTCGCGCAACTTCTCCACGCTATAGGTACGCAGATGCGCTTTATAGACCAGCTGCGCCGCGCCGACAGTGGCGCTATCGAACGCAGTAAGCCGATCCCAGATACGCTCTACAACCGACATTCCCCATTCGTTTTCGGTCATCTTCTGCTGGAATGGCAGCGTGACGCCATCAAAGCGGATCAGGCGGCTGTGATGGATGCGCCAGGCCGGAATGCCCGTTGCGGTGGTCACCACGTCGTAAAACTCAGGCTTGCCGAGGTCCGGCCCCATCTCTTTAATGCGGCGTGTCAGCACCGGGTTAATCATCCAGCGGTCGAGCGGGAGAATGCCCTTAAACTTGCCCTCGCCAATGGTTTCGAGTCGCAGCGGGGTCATTGGTGCTTGCCCCTCGATCATGATGAAGCCGACCGCGCCGCCGTAGAGGCGCGACCATTTCAGCACGTCGTTCAGCGCATCCCAGATCTGCAACTCATCCAGTTGCGCTTCGAGGGTGCCACGGTCTTTGGCGTCAATCTCCGAAGTGATGCGAATGCCCTTTCGGGTCATATCGTCCGGGATAGCGTCGACCGCTTCACCGATAACCCACGAACCGCGATATGACCATTCCACCAGCATGCGGTTGCGGCTGGTGAAGTTCGCCCGGTAGGTCGATGCTGAATGCTGGTTAGGCGTCTGCATCCCAACGCGGGCGACGAAGTTCTCGTAGCCGTCAGCGGTGGCCTGTGCCGTTCGCTGAGAGGATTGCTTGTTTCGTGCCATCAGGCCTGTCTCCCTAGCAGCTCCCAGATGTTCAGGGCTGAATTCATTGGCGCGTAGCTGATCATCACCGAGTCGGCGAGGTTCGGCGACTTGGTGCCATCAGGCTGTTTATCAACAACGATTTTCCCCACGCCATTAATGGAGTAGGTCGGCTGCGACAGCTCAATGATGAGTTTGTCTTTGCTCGCCATGGCGCTGCTGATTGAGATGATTTCGTCCGGGTTGTAGGCCATGCCCTCAACCACGGCGCGATAGGTGTTCTGGAAAAGCTTGCGTAGCCACCACCAGCTCTGGGCCTTGGCGTTGGCGAAGAAGTCCTTGTTCAGGCGTGCGGCCTGTCCGTTGTCCCCGCGCACCGCTTCATCGTCCGGATCAAATACCGCGCCGCTACCACGAAACGGTGTGGCGAGTATTGACGGTCGGCGCGCTGCGTAACGCAGTTCGTTGATGGCGCGCGCATCGCCGCGAACGCCAGCACCCAGGCCGTCCTCGTCGAAGCGAAACTCTTCGAGGTTGTCCTGTTCGCAAAAGCCGAAGACCTTCTCAACAGAATGGTAAATGTCGCTGCCAACGCCGGACCATTCCCGCACATTCTCCAGGAGGAAGCCATGACGGGTGGAAAAGGAATTTTTGTCCCTGCCTTCGTCGGCGACGTCCATCGCGCCAAGTCGCTTGCCTGTTGGCTGGATGCCCAACTTGATATGCGCGTCGACAGCAGCCTGTACCCATTCGGATGGAATCAGGACGCCTTCCGCAGATGCGCTGTAGTTCAGGTCAAGTTCCTGCGCCACCACCACCGGATTGTCGATTTTCTCGCACTCCCTGCGATACCACTCTTCATCCTTGCGCGGGTCATCTCGCCAGTGGAACGTGAATACTGGTATTTTTCCGCCGTGGCGTTTCTGAGCGAACGGGTTAGCCATGCCGTTAACTGAACTCAGGTCGATACGGCAACGCGTCGTTTGTGACAACGCCGCATCAATCAGCAGAGGACGCTGAAGGAATGCAGCCTCATCAACCAGATAAAGCGTGGTACGGTCACCACGACCAATATTATCGCCAGCCTCGCCTTTGATAACGGCACCCGTATCAGGAAACTCAACACGCATATATGGCGCGTGCTTCTTCTCGCTCCACGAACCGCGAAACTCTACAGGTAGTGTTTCCACGAACTTGCGCGCCTTCCAGAACAATGCTTTCGGGTCACCGGTGCTGTCGACGTATTCCTCTTTACGGGAGCCGAAACCGATAACCATTTCTTTGTTGAAGAGGCAAAGCGAGCAGGCCAGTCCGATCGCGGTCCAACTGAGCCCCATTTCGCGGGATTTTTCGGTAATACCATTCTCCCGATTGCCCCAGCGTTCCATAATCCAGTGGATCCACTCCTCCTGCTTAGGGAAGAGTAAAAACGGAATGGTCACCGGCAGGCCATAATCAATATTACGCGGGTCCGTTGTCATGCCCCAGTCGATGATGAACTGAGCCGGATTGGTGCGGTAAAACTGTTTTAGTGCAGGCAATATTTCAGGATTCTGGCGAATGCGCTGTAAGCGTTCCATCCGCCATTCAAAAACCATCTGGTAATCAGGATGTTTAAAATCGAAGGGAAATGGTAACGGCATACTTAGCCCATCATTTTTTTATACGCTTCTGCAGCCTGCTCCGGCGTTAAGTTGGTAATTTCTGTTCTGACTGGCCCTCCGTCAGCACCAGTCACTTCATTTTTGACATTGTCTTTAAACGCCTGAACAGAAACATGACGCCCGAGCAACTCAAGGTTTTTAACCTTATCAGGCCATTTGATTTTCTTCAGGAGAGCAGCACTATCTGCTGATGCCATCTCGACGACATCCATTCCTGATAGCGTTGTACGCCACACCTTAGGCCAGTCTTTAATCGGCTTCAGTTCGCCATTGGCAAGCAGAATGTCAAGCACGTCCATCTGATCGATTTCAGTCAGCCGTCGCAATACATAGGCAGCGTCTATACCTACCTCTTCATTGCGTTCAGCCTTTAGCTCAGCAATGCGATCTGCTATGTCAGGTTTTGACAGGTTCTCGCTACCAGTGGCGCGAGCAGTTTTCTCGCTGTAACCCGCCCTGATAGCTGCCTGTGTGGCGTTTAAATCTTTCAGGTACTCACGGGCAAACAGCTCTTGTTTGTCTGTGAGCTTTGCCATTATTGGCTCCGTTTATCCGTTAAAAGGGATATCAGTTAAGTTATCCCGTGTAGGGTATAAGCCATTGTCGAGACCACTCATTGAATGGCCTCTGCAATAACCGATGTCTTTCCATCAGTCCGCCACCACAAAGAATCTTTTTTGCCATAAGGCTGGAGGTTCATCTTTCAGTGGCTGCCAGTGTTATTTCCCCGCTTACTGGCTTGGGTTGTTTCGCTGTACTGCCGTAACTGGTGGTGCACAGATTTAGTTAAATCCGTTCTCGCATGATCCAGCTTTTACATACCCGGATTGTGGGGATGTAAATCACGGTTTCATTATCAAGCCCACCCGTAGATGAGCTTTGTAATGGAGAGCCGTTGTGAAAGAGGCTCTCACCTCTTCTTAGGCTGCCTGGTCATTGAGGTCGTGACCTGCCAGCAATGCGGCTACCCACTGAATGCCACGCGGAGTGAACTTGGCCTGGGTGAAGGCGTGACCGTTGTTCTGGTTCTCTCCGGTTTTCATGGTGAAGCGACCGGCATCGAGATGCTGAGCATATGGAGTCAGCTTTCCAGCCAGGCGATACATGATGCCCTGCTCAATCAGGAACAACCGGAAGTCCGTTTCTTTCACCTTCAGCAGTTTCGCTGCTTCACGGAATCCCATAGCTCCGGTTGCCTCGACGTAGTGATCAACGAATTCGACTTTAGGCGCGGCAATAGCGAGCTTGTTTTCCAGCTCCGCTTTCTTCTCCGCAAGGTCTGCCGCCAGGCGCAACGCTTCCGGCAGGCTCTGCGGTATTCTCACGGGCTGACTAAGTTGGGTTTCAAGTTCCTGCCAGCGATCAACCAGGCGGGCGGTAAATTCAGGCGAAAGCTGAGCAACGACAATAATACTGTCGCGCTTACCCTGCTCACCTTCAAACACATAAAAACTCACTGGGCGGCCTGCCGTGGGCTTTTCCTCAATTTGAGGAGAAGCAATCGTGCCCCGTTCAATAAGGCTTTCTATCGTGCGCTTAACGTTATCGTGCCGTTTTTCTACCAGCTCAGCGATTTCAATGCTGGTCATTACTAACGGATGGTCATTTACTGGATATTGCATAGGTTGGTGCTCCTATAGAGAAACAAGCCTGTCGCACAGATTAAGCCGTCCCCTAAGACGCACCATTTACGGATAATCTCAGGCTTGCTTTTCTGTAGGCTTAGGGATTGATGTTTGCGCGTGCGAAGCGCATAAAAAAGCCCCGCATTAGCGAGGCCGATATTGCTTTGTTGCTGATGGTGAATCTTCTTGGGGTTTGTCATGGTCGCAGGCTTCGCGATTCCTCACAGAATGGCTAACCCACTTACGGCTTACCCGTCAGCCAGATTGCGATCACCATCCTTACGGGGTTACACAATTTATTTGAGGCATTGTTGCCGGATGTAGTCCTGAAGGACTTTCAGGGATGTTTGGTCGCTGATGATTCCGGCTCGGATACTGAGAACGTTTCGTCCAGCAACGTCAGAGAGTTCGACGGTGGCATCATTGCCCATGCCGGAGGTGCCGGAGGTTTTGGTTGTGGCTGACACAGGGCAGCTTCCTTTGACGCGCACCCGGCCACCATTATCGAGACGCTTACGCAAAGCATCATTTTCAGCATTCGCATCTGCAAGTTCCTGTGTGTATTTGGCATCGAGCGCGGCGACATCGCGCTGGCGAGTCTGCATGTCTTTGATAGTGTCTTTAGCCAGACTTAATTCACGATTAATTTTGGTTAAAGATGCCTGCGATTCTTTGAGCGCTGACCGGTAATGACTGGCGATGACAATAGCGATTGCCAGCAGCAGGCTCATTGCTGCGAAGAGGATGAGCTTCCAGTTAAAGGTCATTTTCGCTTTCCGCAAGGCACATAGAGCGCTCCATCTCCCGCCGGTTCTGCAATCCCTTCCACTTCATTCCACCGGCGTAAACCCAGCGGCGCATTTCTTCACACGCCCCTTCCTGGTCGCCCTTGTTGAGCTTGCGAAGAAGAGTCGACTTTGCAAATGCGTCACTGCCTACGTTGAAAACGAAGCTGTAGAGCGAGGCGCGCTGGTATTCGTTAAGCGGAACCTTGACCAGCCTGTCTACTGTCGCTTTAGCTGGTTGCAGGTCTTTCCACAAAAGCCGATCGCATTCTTTATCGGTGTAGGTCTTGCCGCGAATGATGTCGTTGCCAGTGTGACCATCGCAGACAGTCCAGACGCCAGCGACATCTTTGTAGGCCTGATACTTGCGACCCTCCACGCCATCCTTGCCGCCGATGAATATCGTGGCGATGACCATCGAGCCTGCACCCGCCGCGGCAATCAGTTTGTTTCTCAGTGAGGACGGGATAGCCATCGTTAGTCCTCCTTTGATAACTGCCCGGCTGAGGAAGGCCATCGCTCGTACGCCTGAATCTGCGCCAGCGTGGTTTTTCGTTTGTAATACCAGTTGATACCGAACGTCAGTAGCGCCACGACAATACCGGCGATAACACCTACTGCGCTCCACTCGTCAGGACTTAGCCGGGTTAGCAACCCATTAGCCACCGTCCCGGCAGATGCGCCATAAGCTGCGCCAGAAGCTAATTTGCTCATATGTGACATCTCACACCTCCGATAGGAAGTGCTGTGGTGTAGTTAGGAAAGGACAGTAAGGCATCGGATGCGAGGGTTCATCTGTGATTGATTGCCTGTGGCCTAATACGAAAAAGGCCCGCCGAAGCGAGCCTTAAAGTTTGTATGGATATTGTGATGCATGTCATAACATATAAACCTTTTTGGTTTATTATCTACCCATCTAAACAGGAGCAAATGCTATGACCACTATCACCATTAACACCTACGCACCGGATTCACGCTTCGACATGAGCAAAGAAGAAGCGAAAGAGTTCTTCGCTTTCGTTCAGCGCAAGGCTGAGTCTCTCGGTTATAACGTGGCGTTTGATGAAGCTATATCAGTGGACGAAGAAAGTGAGCGCTTCGTCGAGAAGTGTTTTTCTGAATACTGATTGAGGTTTCTATGCCGCTTAAAGACTATATCGACAAGAATTACTCCAGCCAGGCAGATTTCGCTTCCGCATGCGGCGTAGCGCCTCAGCAGGTTACCAAGTGGATCAGCATGGGGTGCGTAGTTATCAATGGAAAGCTTTACAGCCCTCGCCGTGATTTACCTGCGATAACGTGACGAAAACTGGAAAGAGCACTGACTAGCGTCGTCACAATTCCACATCAACCTTTCGCATCTGTGCTATTCGGGGAATGCGGATTGCCGTCTGCCTAATGCCCTTACCGGATTTCGCCAATAAAAAAGCCCCGAGCTATTAACTCAGGGCTTTTGCCATACCAAGCCAGCATGCAGACTCTAAATATTATCTGCGGCCGGGTTGTCTGGGCTTCAATTTGGGCTGCTCAGTTCGCTTTTGCTCCGAGCATACACAAAATGTACTACTTCGATTTCGCGATTGCAATGCTTTCAGAAAATATTTATCACTTAAGCCGCTAATTGAGGAAATTCATTCTCAATTTCACGCTTCATTGCGAAAAATATTTCCGAGTCGAGCACATTCTCGCACCAGACAACACGACGCCGACATGACTGAACATCCATTCCAGTGACCTGGCTTATCAGCCTGGCGATATCTTGCGTGCAATTGCGGTTGCAATATCGCTTAATAGCAACATCGCGGACGGGACTTTCACGATGAAAGGTTTTAACCATTACGCGCTCAACAAACTCAGCATCATCTGATTCTTTGGCGAGAGCGATGATATTGCTGAATGAAGATTGCGGGATGACCAGTTTGCGAGCTTTCTGATACAGAGCATCGCCCCGCAAGCCTTCTTCCTCGTATAGCCGCATGACAACGCTTTCTATCTGCTTAGCCTTATCATCGCTCCACTGGCTGCGGATCATCAGACGTCCGATAACGTTGATAGCCCCGGCTGGCGAATCGTCACCTGCATTAACTTTGCCCCATACCTGAAGCATGTAATGCACCCACGCTTTCTGACGGGAGTTGATGGTTTTCTTCGGATGCTTCCACACGCGGCGAAAGTGAGCATCGTCGATGAAGTTAACCATGCCGAATACTGGTGTGAGTCTCATGCCGCATCGCCTCCCCCTGGTTTGTTGATACCAAGCCTGTTTTCCAACTCCTTGCGCATTTCCTTTAAGCGCCGCTCCGTCTCGTGAACGTTGTTGAGCTGCCACTCGATAGCCTCAAGCATCTCTTTATCCTTCTGGCGCTGCTGCGCTGATGAGATATAGGTTACTGTGCTCATACTGGCTCCCCTACCATTGAATCGAGTTGTCGCCTTAACATCTTCAGCGCACCGTCCGGGAATGGCTGACGTGCCAAGCCGGTGAATATGCCCCTGACTTTCCGGTCGTTAAGCCTTGGCAGCAATGCACTCACCGTTGCTCGGATAGCGCCGTTAACCTTGCGTCCGTCTTTCTGCGCCAGCTTTGCGGCCAACTCGACGGTCACCAGGGCATCCAGATATTCCTCGCAGACCTCTCTGCTTACTTCGCTCATGCTGCCTCCATCAATTCGGCTATATCGGGTAATTTCCCGCCCAGCTCGGTCACTACCAAAACGAGCATTCCGCCTTTAACCGCCTGACAGCGCTTGATGCGCATATCTTCTACCTGACCGTCATCCAGCCAGAAGCCCGCACTGGTTAGTGCGTCAAAAACGGCTTTGGGTAGATTGTCCAAATCGCGTTTGCGGTTATCGGGAGGTGCTGCGTGGATGGTGATTCTGATGCGGGGTTGGATTTTGATGTCTAACTTGTGCTGCTGAATAATTTCGATTACTTCTCGTCGGTATCGCTTACCCCAATCGCTGATGTAGTGGATGCCTCTTGAGTGCCTCCAGTACTTGTTCACTGAGGGAGGCCAGGGCAGGACTATTCGGTATTGGTTCATCGCACCGTTACCCTCCCTTCTCTCGTTAGCTTTTGCAGCGTCAGGACGATAGCGCGGTCCATTTCAGAGCGCCTTTCTTCCCGGCTTAAGTCTTTGCCGTTGTCGATTCGCTCATGGCATGACGGGCATAGCGCCGCTGTTAAACTGTCGTCGACCTTCAGACCGATTCCCTTCCCTTCATTTCGGTGCGCTGCCTGAACTCCATACCGGCCACACAGAACGCAGCAATCTATTTCCCTGACTGCCTGAAGCCATTTATTGCTCCTGAATATCGTCATTTTCGATATCTCCGTTAGGGTCTCTATACACAAGCCATTCGTTGATGCACTCGCCGCAGGCATATACCTCATCGGCATCCAGTTGCTTGCTGCATCCT